TGTATTTACAACAAAAGTAAAGTCAGCAATAGTTACAGTCTTAATTTCATTTCTTGGATTTGATGTATTTAAGTATGTCGTGCCATCAGGTTTATTTACAGTCTTTTCTGTACCATCTAACTCATAGACTTTTACATTACCATTACTGAAAATTGCTACATACTGCTCATTTACATCTCTATTAATAGTTTGAATATGAACATTACCTAGTGTGCTGGTAGATAGGTTTGTAATATGTTGTATGCCTGATCTTTTTACTAAACCTACAACAGGGTTACTATCAGCATTGTCTTGTATATCAGCATGATCTGACTGCTTAGAAGAATCAGATGCTTGCGATACACCTCTCAATAAAGTAGGTATAGCTCTTGATACAATTCCCATGTTTACCTATTAAGAACATCAGCAGGTGTAAAGGTATTCATTGCATTATTAAGGTTTGGATCACCTGTTAAAACATTATGATCTGCATTGTCATAATCACTATCTAATAAATTAGCTCTTGCTCTAGCTTCATCTTGTCCTGTATAAGTTCTAAGACCATCATCACCAACTAATCTATCAACAAAAATTCTAGCTGCTCTGATGTTTATATATCTTCTGGCTGGTTCTGGTATTTCATCAAAGTTTCTAAAGTATGTGACATTACAAGTTAAATCACCATCAAAGACAAAAGTATTATTTTTTCTGTCGTAAAGTTTTGAACCTCTTTGTATGACATCAATAGTAGGATGATCGAAAACATTAGCATCTACTTTTAAAACATCAGCACCAATAGTAATTTCATTATTACCATCTCTAGTAAAGACTACATTAAATTCCTGATTAAAAGACCAGCCTTCACTTTGTATTTCTTTATCTACTTCAGTTAAAGTTTTTTGTGCAGTCTTAGCATCTACAGGTAAAGTACCTGTCAAAGTATTAATAGGTGCTTCGCCTATTGCAGCAAGCATAATATTAATACAGTCAAGTTCTGTGGTTGCAGCTACAGCCATTGTTTAATAACTTGATTTAGACATCTTAAGAGACATCAATTTACTTTTTAGTTTACCAGACTTCTTTTTCTTATTCTTTTTAGTAGGTTTATTAGGCATAAAAAAAGGGGTATCTAATAATAGAATACCCCATTTTAATCATTTAGGTAGATTATGAAGCAGACAATTTAATTGTTGCTGCACACTCTGGTCTAAGGATTCCATGCCCAAGAGCGTACTTCGCCAATAGTAGCGTTGATTGATACATAATTCCGTAGTCTGCACCTGAGATCTCAGTTGTCATGTCTTGCAACTTGACTGTGCCGACTGCTGATTTATGGAATACCAAACCTAGCGTCTTGCTATCATCTCCGTTATAGGCATTATTAGCACCTGAAGGATTAGATCCTACGTTAGATTGTGGTACGTTGTTAGACATCATGATAGGGATGCCAGCTACTTGTGTAACTGTACCAGCAGCAACAGATCCATTACCCTGTGGGTTGAAATCTGTGTTCATAACTCTAGTAGCAGATTCAGGAATCTTATAAAATTCTGCTGGTGGTAACACACAGAATCTATCTGTGCTTGGAATGTCACGCTTATCGAACTCTTCAGCAATATCATAGATAGCTGCTACAAGTTCATCACCAGTTACGTTAGCTGAAGCTGTATTACCAGAAGCAAGGGTAAGAACAAAACCGCCATCTCCACCACTAAGAGTAGTTGATGCACGACTCGCATTAGCTATTACCTTCGCTACGTTTTGATCGTATGTCCTAGCTAGAGCCTTACCTAATTCAGCAGAATAAGTTGCACGAACATCATAATGATTCTTCAATTCATCAAGACGGGCGATTACTGCTTGAGCAATGAGCATATCATCTATGTTGATGATCTTCTCATTAGCCTTAATCTGGTTTGCTCCTACGAGGGGAGTGCCGATTGTATGATACGCAGCAGTCGCAGTTCCTAAAACTGGGAAGCTGGCACTTTTTCCAGAACTAATTGTTCTGACAGAATGTAGTTGCTCGTTGAAAATATTATTCTGGGCAAAAGATGTCAGAACTTCTCCTGAGAAAATTTTCAAAAAAAGTTCGTCAAAGTTTGTACCCGAATTATTAACAAGACCGAGCCTACTTACAGTTGCGTTAGCCATCTGTTTAGTAAGTGTTGTAAATAATTTGTACTGTCTCTGTCTTTACTTCTCTTTTCTCAAAGCGGTATCTGACGTATCAGGCACTATGATATTTAGATTTGTATTTAAGAGAACTAGCATTTCCACTTGCGTAGTGCAAGTGCTTTTCTAGTTGGCCTACCTTTGCTGTCTTTCATTGCTCCTTTGACACCCGACATCCTTGCACAAAAAGATTTCTTTCTTGCTTTTTCTCTAGGTGTCAGTCCACTTTTTTTAGTGACAGGTCGTTGCAACTTTGAACCTGTAGCAGCATTTATTCTTCTTCTCCCACTTTCAGACAAACCTCCTGTAGGATTTTTGTCCTTCTTTCTGAGAGATAAAGTTTTTCTGCGTGGAGACATGAACTACAGATAAGAGTAGTTAAATAAAATATAACAGTTATGCTGTTCTTTGTCGTCTTTTATGGTTATAACTTATTCGTTTACCGCTAGTTTTTGATCGTTTAAACTTTAACTTTTCTCTATTGCTTAATTCACTAGCAGTTTTAGGTGTCTTACTACTAATTCTTTTAGATGGTCTGCAAGCAGGGTAGCCACGATTCTCTCCTTTCTTACGTCCACAGGGTTTACCTGTTTTGACATCTACCCATTTCTCTTTGAACCATCTATCAAGACTCATTTGCCTACTTTCTTTTGAGCTATAGTATGTGCTTTTTTAAAAGACATACCACTACGCATATTCTTTTTCATTTCATCCATGTGTTTTTTTGAATGATGCTCTGAATGTTTTTTCAGAGTACGCATTTGACTAAGAGTTAGCTTTGCCATTTTTCTTTTTAAGTTGACGGACTAATAAAAAATCTTTTTTAGAAAGCTTACCATCACCATCTTTATCAAGACTTTTCTTTTGTTTGGCTGATAGTTTTTTCATGCTTTAGTGTAACCTCCTCCTGCTGCTTTGTATTGCCTAACAAGCTGACCGCTTGCATAAGCACTAGGCCATTTCTTGACCCTTGCTTTTACTTTAGCTTTTATCCTTGCATAAAGTTCTGGTTTAGTTGGTTTGTTAGCCATTAGCCTAATACCTTAGAATCTTTCATTCGATCATAAACAGATAATGTATAAGCTTCATCCTTACCATATCTAGGGTCAGACATAGCTTTAGTAATTTCTGCCTGTGTTTTAAATGTATTTGTTTGAGAAGCAGGTGTTCTTCCATTTATAAGTTGAGGTTCATAACCTTCGGAAGCTCGCATCTGTGCAGCAAATCCCTGTACTGCAACCTTAATCATAGTAGGATCTTGTGTATCTAAAATACTATCAAAGGCTTTTAGTGTTGCGTCTGGTACATTCTTTTGTGTCCACTCTCTAAGCTTGGCATATCCTTCTTCTCCCCCTACAACAGACTGTATATCTTCTAATTGACTTTGTTGTATATCAGCAGCAGGTGTGCCAGTATTACCTCCTAATCCATTTAAGTATGTATCTATAACTTGTTTAGAAAAACCTGCTTCAGCTAACTTGCTGTAATCATCTTCAGTTATAGTTCCTGTATCTTCAAATGTTTTAGATATTACTTGTGGGTCAATACCAACTTCTTCTAATACAGAAGCTAAACCATCACCATAAACTTCAGAAGGATTATATTCTTCATCTGATGTTTCTTCTGTAGATTCTTCTGGTTGGTCTTCAGCTTTGCTTTCATCTATAGCACCAAGCTTGCCTTCTAGTTCTTTGTAACTACTAACCATATCTTCTACAGTTTTAAACTTGCCAGCATACAGTCCGTTTTCATCTTTTAAACTTTCAATGTCTTGTGCAGACATTGGTGGTGTTTCGTTAGCTTGTACTTGTGATGATGTCATAGTGGTTTTTTCTTTTAACTATAGTGAATTGTACTGCCATGTCTAGTAACAACACTACCAGACTTGCCAGATTTTTTAACTTCTTCAGTCTGCCCTAGCCTACTGACTACAGCATTTTCAGGTGGTATATATTTTACTTCTTCTTCTTTTTTTTGTGTGGTTTTTTTAGATGGGTTGTTCTTGTCGTTGGGCATTGTTATCAATTTGTTGTGAGATTAGACCTGCTTCAGCTTGCTTTTTAGGATCAAGCAAAGGTGAGTCAACAGCAGCACTACCAAGACTTCTAATAAGTTCTTGTTGCTGTGCTGCTTGCTGCTCCTGAGCTATCTGTTCACCTGATTTTATCAAGGTATCAGTTTCAATGCCAATACTTGTAGCTAGTCTCTTAATAGCTTCATCAAGATTTATGTACTGTCTCATAACATCAGCACCTAAAGCTTGTGCCATTGTCGTAATAAATTCTATAAGCTTCTCTTTATCCTGCCCTCTTCCAAGACCTTGAAGACCTGTAATAATAGAGATACCAACTATATCATCAGGTAGTTGCGGTACTTTGCCTGACCTAACAAGTAAGTGCATACGTCTTCTTAAGTAGGGTAGTTGTAGTTCTGAAGATAAAATAGAATAAATTCCTCCAAGTGTTGACTCTAGTTCTTGCGTTAATATTTTTAGCTCTGTACTTGTTACCCTTTCTGCGTCACGTTGTACTGCTTTAGCCATCAAGAAAGCATACTGTAATCTTTGTTCTATTCTTTGTACTGCTGTAAAAGATACTTGTAGGTCTGCCCCCTTACCCACTTGTAAGACAGATACATCTTGAGCATTGCCTTCTCTTATAGCTCCATTAGGTGCTTTAGCTAATACGCTTGCCCTTGTTGTACCATTTGGATTTACAAGAAAAACTGTACGAGCAGACGCAGCAGCATTTTCTATTATTGCTTTCATCAAACCTTCTAAAGAAATCAAGTCGCCACGATACTCTTCAACGTATCCCCTTCCGTAACTTTCACCACTCAACCTTGTGAACCTAAGATTTATAAAAGGGTTTACATCTTTCTTAGCTCTTCCTTCTGTGTTTGGTATTCTTTCTCCTTTACATTCTTGATGCCAGTTAAAAAAGTCACCATCTCTTTTAACGTGTGTATAAATATCTAAGTCTTCTTCTACAGTTTGATCTGTATATTTTGCTTTCTCCTGTAATTTTAATAAGAAGTCATCAGGTAAAGCTTTACCATTAATAGTTTCTTTAATAATAATTTCTAAAGTATTTCCATTTGGATCTCTTCTACATACATACTTTTCTAATGGATATACTTGCAAGCCTTCATCAGTTAAATAAAGTAAAACATTACCACCTACTATCAAATGCTTGAGTGCTTCAAACATTGCTACTCTATCGTTTGATACTTCTATCTCTCTCATTAAGGCAGCTTCTACTTTACGCAAAGCTTTATCTATTTCTGTTACTGCTTCTTGACCACCTTCTTGTTGAGCTATTTTTATTTGATCTAATACTAATTTAAAGAAAGGAATGTTTGTAGGAAAAAGACCTGTCAAAAGTTTTGCAGCTAAACTGTTTACACCAGCAGCCCCAATAGATTGATAAGGTGTTTTAATCCTACTTCTCCTAGAGCCACTACCACCTGCTGTCTCTGGTATTAGATAAGGCAAGGTAAACTTGCTGGACTCTTGACCTTCTCTAAGATAAGTAGATCTTTCAGATGCCATTTGTTCATAGAGTCCTGCTGCTGTAGTGACTTCAGAAGATTTGTATTCCATATTTAAACTGGTGTATTTAAGTTGCCTGATCTAGTAGTCTGACCAGCTACTAACAAAGGTATTCTTAATGAAGCTGTACCTCTTCTCTTAAGTTGTCTTTTACCAGTAGCAGCAGTCCTACCGCTTTTCTTTTCAAGGTTTCTTTGTTGTCCAGTAACTACCTGTTGAGCAGTCTTTTCTGCTTTAGGTGCTACTGGTTCGGGATCAGGTAATGGTGGGGGTGGAGGTGGTTGTCTAAAAAAACACATGATTGTTTAATACCTTGATGAATTAGTAAAGTCACCAGCAAGTCTTATATTAGATAACTCTGTATCGTTATCTTTAAGAGTACCAGCTTCTTTCTTTTTCCTTCTAAGTTTTAGTTGTTCAGTAACTTTAGCTGTGTCGATAGGATCTTTAACATCCTTTTGCTCTCCCTCTACAACAGGTGGAGCATCTTTAAATTCAGCTTTTTTAGGTGCAGGTGTAGCCCTACCTCCTCCTCCAAAGAAACACATAGTTACTAATCCAAAACTTTGTTGTTTAACATAGTTTCACGTTGTCTTTTCTGTTGTTCAATTAGATAATCGACAACATACCTTTGCCCTGCACGATACCATATTTCTCTATCAGATAAAGATAAGTCAGGATGACGATTTGGGAAGACTTCATCTAAGCCTTGAATTAAATCATCAGTAATAGGTGGTAACTTCAGACCCAAAGTTTAGATTGAAACTACTATTATAGTAGTTCATAATTTGAAAATATAAATACCTTTGTGTATATATATATGCTAATCTGATTTGTAATGGGGGTGGTTTCCCATTGGTAAAGCGTAAGAAAACCTTAGAACTGTGGCTCGTTTTAGGGTTTTCCTTACGGCTTCCAAAGATTTACTTCGCCTGTTTGATAGTTATAATCTCCTTCTCTAAGTATTCTTGTTAGTCTTGCATTGAGTATGGCATCAGC